CCTAGACTCCATCACCAGATGGGGTCCGAAGAAATAACGGCACCAGAACATGGCGTGCGTGCGCGTCCGATCTTTGTCAAACAGGTCCACCATCGTTTCGATCTGGGGCGCCGTCCAAAATTCGTCACAATCAACTTCCAGCAGAATGCATTCTTTTGTAATGGCCTGGAGCGGTGCATTGACCATTTCAACCTTCCCGTCCCAAAGCGGCTTGCGGTAAATATGAACGAGTGGATGCCCTATTATCTGATTAAGATATGCAGTCGTGCCGTCCTTGCTGAGCCGTCCGGCTTGGGGCTGGCACCATTTGGTGCAGTGCGTGTTGGCCGCTGATCCTTCGACAATGTGCCACTCCCAAGGAATATTGAGCCGATTGAAAGTCGCCAGGTGTTGAGCAATGAACGGCATTCCGTCCAGCACAATGGTCAGAATTTGGATGGGAGTCCTGAGAGTGGCCGCATGCCAACGTCTGGTTTCATCGTAAATTCTAAAGAGTTTGCCGTCTCTCTTGTCCAGAGAATCAATCGTGGTGCTGCCTTCCCAGTGCCCAAACGACACGCCAGGTTTGGGGACGTTGAAAAATTCCGAGTACTTGTTAATCGCCTTCAACCAGATCGCCAGATCGTTACCCACTAGGAAGCCGGGTCGAAAGTAGCAGCTTTTAGGCATGGACTCGCATTCGCTCAACCATTGAGCAAGGTCCGTCTTTCGGAACACGCCCCGCACTGGACTGATAGCCAGGTTGCCTTTTTTCTCCAGCCGTGGCCGCAACACTGAACTGGATTCCAACCCGTCTCTGTCACTGTCTTTTTCGGTGTAGTCCGGGACACCATGATTGCTCGCCTGAACCATGATAAACGGAGCCTTATTGCGCAGTCCTGGTGCGAGCAAGGATAGATAATCCGGCAGCAACAGATCGTCATCGTGGAGCAAGGAAACGTACTCTGTTTCTGCTGCTTCCACTCCGTGCAGCCAGGATTGATTCGATGTGGCATTGCCTTCCTCGAAAATAATCACTCCCGGATCAATGCTGGTGATCTCCTCGAAAACCTGGCGCATCGGCTGGGGATCGCCTGTCGCCACGACGATAATGTTTGCCACCTTGGCGCGTCGGCACGATTCAAACGCCAGCAGCAAATGTTTTGGTCGTTGGTGGCTCGTAATAACTACCGTCAATTCTTTTCCATAGGCCGGTGGAATCTCCACGATTTTGGTTGGCGCTGGGGCCGGTCGAAGCAAGCTAATCAAACTGCCATCCTTGCACCGATGAAATAGGGCCGATGTTTTCGGGATCGCCGATAGCAGCATGGCATTGGGTGGGCTGCTATCGTCCTTGGTGTGGCGGAACGTCGGCGGCAATCCCTTCCTGCCCCAGTGGTGCGTGATCAACCGCGTCAAGCATCCGTGCGCGGCCATAACCGTTCCGGCTGACATATCCCACGGCTTGGAATTATCCTTCAGAAACGAACCGATTCTCGAGTGCGTATTCTCGGGATAAACAGAGACGCCAGCCAGTCCAGGCACCTTGTTGTGCGGATCAAGCTTCGGACCCATGAACGGTTTGCCACCGCGAAGATAACCGCGCTCAATGTAGCCCAGCCAGTTTTTGCACAAGGGAATTGCGTCTGGTTCCAGCCACAGCCACGGGCCGAGCTTCTTGTTTTGAATGGCCTGCGCCGCCGACTCGAACAACCAGTTCGGTCCCATCGGCCATTTCTCGTTGGGAATATCGTAGGCTGGATGGATGATGGAAGACTGGTTGAAGATTCCCAAAGCTCGTTGCTGCGCGGATTCGATCAGGGACGGCTTGGTTTTCCGGCTGCACACCAGCAGACAATTGTGCTCGGGACAACCGCCCAATTCAGAAATCCACTCCAGTAAGCTGAGTAATTGCGGGTGATCTCCTTCGTGGAATGGCAGAACAACCAGGAGTTTCATAGCTCTTTGAGAATCCAGCAGTTCTGATCCAGTTCAATGTACACGTCCCGTTCAAGGTGGTCGGAGATGAATTGAAGCGGAGTCCAAACCTTCAAGGGCAGAGGACAGGCACAGGCCGAACAGGTGAGCAACTTGTCATCGTGTTGAGTATGAAGTTCCAAATGATTGCGGAGTTCAGTTTGAGCCTTGATCGCGGCGGCGATTCCACCCGTAATCGCTCCCATGATTCCTTCCGTCTTGTTCAGTGGGCATTGGACACACACGGAAGCCCGCTGCTCGGCGGTGGCTTGATCGACGGGCTTCTGTCCATGCCCAACCCAATCTGAGAGGGTGCTGACACCGCCCACTATTTTCTGAACCTTGTCCCACCAGCTATCCTTGACGGGATTTGCCGCAGGTCTTGCAACCGCCGGATTTCTTGATGTGAAAAGTTTTTTTTTGACGGGTTCTGGCAGGAGAACAACCGGCGTGTCCGACATGACGAACTGCATCAATCCCTGGTTGGCCAACCGCTGCACAGTGTAGTTCTCCAGCGCTTCAAGGCTCAACTCAAGACTCAAGGTTTCGGGCGGATAAATGTGGGGATTATTCCGCCGCATTTGTAGAATGGCCTGGGCCGCTTCTTTACGATCATGCTCGGTCGGTTTGGTTTCTCTGTAACCAGTTTTTGGATCGTAATACTGCCAGCCGCCGGGGGGCCAGTGTCCAGAAGCAAGTTTTAACTTCATGCGGCTTTTAATTCTCTTGATTTAAGCACGTCCATCCACTTTTGCCGGAGTTTTAACAGTTCCGATTCACCACGTCCAGAGTGTTTACCAAGTTTTCCAATTTGAAAGCCCAAACGTCGCGCTCCTTCAATCCCAGCCACGAAACTGTCGAACAAGTCAGGAGAACGGCCCAGCCGTAATTTGGTGTCCTCCTTCTTCTCCACGTCGATCTTGCCGCTGTTATTCAGTTGCCACGAGCGCAAGCAGCCTTCATTGGCGATCTCCTCGGTCAAGCCCCGCATCTGGTCGGCCTCGATCAAGACGCGGGCCGTCCACCAGAGTTCCGTGACAAACTTCCCATACATTTCCCGGCAGGTCTTGCGCGGGTCTTGAGGGGAAGGACGATCCGTGGCCAGTCCGCCAAATTCCAAAGGAACCACGTCGGGACTCCAAATCCGTGCCAAGGCCGAAGTCAGGCTGGATCGTCCCGTGCCATCGAAGAAGAAGTGCCGCGGTGGAATCTCACGGGCCACACAATACTCCCTGGTCCAGATCGCAATCTGATCTTCGACGAGTCCTTTGTCGGAAAAGACAGGAACGAGCATTGGAGCAGAAGCCAGAGCCATGCGCTGCACTTCGTCTGTGCAAGCTCCAAACCAGAGTTCCATAGCCACGCAACGATCTCCACCCACCGCTGAGTAAGCGGCATCCATCGCCAGTATCTTCGTCACCTTTGGGCCGAATTTGACTTGTTCAAAAGCCTGAAACTTCCGGCACATGGCCATAGTAATGACACGGCGCTCTTGGGCGTTGAGCGGGAACTTGGCCATGACCCACATGAGAAACTGCCAGGATTCACGACCGTAAGTGTCGGCAATCTCAGTGATATACTTCTGTCCGATCAATTTCGGGAAGAACACCAACCCGTCTTTACGATCCAAATTGGGTGAATCCAAGCCAACCAATCGCAGACAACGGCCATTGCGAAAGCGAGTATCCCAAGCATGAGTGGTTTCCATTTGTTCATGCGTGTCCCAGCCATGCACCGGCTCGCAAAGTTTCCCAAAGGAATCAGTGGTGTCCTTCGGATTGGCCATCGCCACCAGAATGAACCGTGGATTGGAGGAGAGATTCCCCGTGGAATCGAAGAAGCCAGGTTCCATCAGGTGCGCCTCATCGGCGGCCAGCATCACAATGTCATTCTTGATCCCCACGTAATCTCCCAGCCCTTCCCATTGAGTCCCGCGTCGGCATGGGACGCCCTTGATTCCATTGCGAAATTCCCGGCCTTCATCCGTCCGTTCATCCGTCAGAATCAATTGCCGGGACTCGATGAAGTTACCCGGCAGCCAGTCATAGCGTTCGCGGGCTTTGCGGAAGCCTTTCTTGATCTCGCCGAAGATGCGCATTTCCAACAATTCTCTGGTGGTCGTGGAGCAAAGAATCGTCGAACAGTTGGGAAAGCAGAAATAAAGACAGAGAGCGAAGCGAGAGACACGGTGAGTTTTGGACGCAGAACTAGGCCCGGCTATGCCAAGGAATATGCTGGGTTTGGCCACCAGTTCTTGCAGAATTAGATCGTCCCACCGCGACCACCATTCCCCCGGCCAGAGCAGGTGCATGAGCCGTTTGTAATGGTAAAACAATCCCATTCCACAGGTTTTTCCATTCATCTGCCAGGAGCCATTTTTCTGAATGCAGGCCATCTCAATGGCGACGGCGTTGGACCCGGACCATTCACATCCGTAGAGTTCGTTCGTTGCTTTCTTTTGAAACTGCATGTTAGCTTGCTGGTGTATGAGTCTTGTGCCTGATCCCTGCTGTTCACCCTGCGAAGAGGTAACAACAAATATTCCCGGACCTCAAGGTGATACCGGCACCACCGGCTCTGATGGAGCAGATGGGTGTAGTCCCGTTACCAGTACCACGGCCATGTTTGAGATGCCGGGGTGCGATTATCCTGGCTTGGATGAAGTGACGGTGTTGGTAGTCAATGCCGAATGTTTTTGTCCTGGCCAGGTGATTTACATCGAGAATGCCGGGTACTTCAGGCTTGTCTCCATTCCTTCCAGCACCAGTCTTTTACTCCAAAATCTCTGTCTGGAGGTCAATGCCAGTGAAGGCTCGGAAATACCTTCCACGTCCTGCGTTTCGGTAGGTGGCGAACCGGGCGCGGATGGAGTCGATGGCACCAATGGGGCGGACGGGAGTGACGGGATCAACGCCTTCACGGTCACGACGGTCAACTTCTCGCAACCGGCTGAACTGGCTACAGTGGTTGTTACGGTGGCGGAAAACTCCTGGGCTTTCACTGGCCAGAACATTTATGTCGAAGGCGGTGGCTACTACGAAGTAACGGCCATCGGGGCTGGAACCATCACGCTCAAAAACCTGATGGACACGCCGAGCAACGCTTATCTGAGCAATGCTGCTCCTACGACGGTGATTGGCGCCGGAGCCGGAGTATCGCCAGGTGGAATTCAAGGGCCTGATCCGCAGACTCAGACGGAGAAGATCGTCGCTATCATTTACGAGCAGCCCTTGAGTTATCCGTCCGACGGAATGGCATTTGGATCGTGGACGCCATTGGATTTGACGACCATGACGGAGACGGTGGCTGGAACCTGTACGTTCACCGGGCCGGACTTTAACCTTGAAGACGGAACTTACACCTTGATGGGCCATGTCTGCGTGACGGATTGCAAAATGAGGATTCGACTTCGAAACACGTCTCAAGCCGTGGACCTTCTCTACTCAGTCAACGGCGTGACCACCGGAGAATTGATCATTCCCATCTTCGGGGCTTTTAGCATTGTGGAAACGGACAGCCTCCAATTCGAGTACTACGCCATCGATAATGGTGGCGGGACATTCGGAAGCGTGACAGGAGTTCCGTTGGCCGAGGAAGTCTATCGTGGATTCATGTTCACCAAAGTATCGTGAGCGAAAGAAATTTCAGCAGGTTATACGAAGGAACCAATTCTCTGGAAGGCGGCGTTGATTCTGGAGTGGCACCGCATCAAGTCCAACCCAATCAAGTCGCCTGGGCGGGAAATGTCACCTTCAGAAACGGCATCCTTAGAACCAGACCGGGCTGGGTGAAGAGAACCCTCAAGTTCCCCAACGAAAACATGCAAGCCACCCTCAATGCTGGGGTGTGGCAATGCGCGCGCGCTTATCTTTCGGATTCCAATGTTGGCTCACTGGTCCTGGCCAAAGGTGGCAGACTCTATCGGATCAGTGTCGAGGACCAGTATCGGGTCGAGGACATTACCCCAACGGCCGCCGGTGCGGATAATCTGAATTACGGCTGGATGGAGCAGGCCGAGAACTACTTGATCTTTCAGGACGGCCAAGCTGCTCCGGTGATCTTCAATGGATCAGGTTCACGCCGGGCTGCCGATGGAGAAATCAAGACTGGCACCGTCATGGCCTATCAGTTTGGGCGTTTGTGGTATTCGGTGGGAACGACTGGACTGGCTTTTCGAGCGACGGACTTGATTGGGACGGCTTCGGGCACACTAGCCAATCGTTTCCGCGATGCCGTGCTCAAGGAAACAGAAAACACTTATCTCAATGAAGGCGGAGACTTTTCCATTCCGAACAGCGCCGGTAAAATCACCGCGATGGTGGCTCCTGCGCAACTGGACACTTCCTTGGGCCAGGGACCGCTTCAAGTGTTTACCACCAATGCCGTATTCTCGGTCAATGCGCCGATTGATCGGGACATCTGGAAACTGGTAACGTATCCGATCCAGACCTACAGCCTGATCGAAAAGGGAGCCGTGTCTTCCAGATTTGCCACCGCCGTCAATGGCGACATCTGGTATCGTTCCGAGGACGGGATTCGATCCTTCATTCTGGCCCGCCGAAGTTTCGGGGACTGGGGGAACACGCCGCAATCGAGCGAAGTGCAGAAAGCCATCTCATCGGACAATGCTTCATTGTTGGAATTCGGATCGTCGGTGCTCTTCGACAACCGATTGATCGGAACCGCCAATCCACGCCTGACGAGCAACGGAAGTATCATTCACACGGACCTGGTGATTCTGGATTTCAATTTGAACAGCGGTTTGAGAAAAAAGGAGAATCCGGCGTGGGAAGGAGTTTGGTTTGGACTGAATGTTCTCCAGGTTGTTTCGGGAAGGTTCGCCAATCTGAACCGGGCCTTCATCTTTGCTGACAACGACGGAGAGTTGGAACTGTGGGAAATGACACTGGGCGGTGAATACGACATGAAGGATGGCGGAAGCCGGGAGCCAATCTCGGCCTTTATCGAGACGCGGGCCTTTGACTTTGGCGGGGATAACGGATTGAAGCGTTTGGATGTGATGTCGCTCTTTGTCAGTGAAATGGTGGATCGCGTCACCTTTTCGCTCAAGTACAAGCCGGATTCTTATCCATGCTGGGTGGACTGGCATGACTGGTCTGAATGTTCCACCGTGACACAATGCCCGGTGTTTGTTAATTGTCGGACGTGTAACACGCTGAAAAATTATCGGCCCGGTTACAGAGTAAAGATGAAAGTCCCTATTCCAGCCGATGTGTGCGAACCAGAAATTGGCAGGCCATTCCGGGAGTTTTTTGAAGTGCAGACCCGGCTGGCCTGGGAAGGGCATGTGGCGATTGATCGGACATTGATCTCGGCCATTGACCTGCCGGAGCCTGCCCACGGCCTGTGTCCGGGAGTGGAGCCATGCAAGGCCATTGAATGTTGTGTGCCCAGTGAAGATTACAATGCCCACGGAGAAAGCTACCCATAATGCCCAATCTCACCACTCTCATTCGCTGGAATTCACCGAGCTTTCCCGTTGGTTATTGCTTCACCGACTTTAACCGGCTCTTCCTGGACGCAGCGGCTTTTGGATCGTTCACACTCAACACCGATGCGGGCAATTCCTTCTTCAACTTCGGTGATACGCTACCCGACGCAGCCAATCGAATATTCCCGTGGTTGAGAACCGTGGGCGGATACCCCGATGACTGGTATATATTCGTCAACGGAGCGTGGGTGTCGGAATACAAGCGCGCCCCGGCGGAATCAGTTGGCGGATTTGGGCTTCGGCACGCCTACACCGGAACAGAAGCCAGCTTGCTCACGTTTGATGGCGGTGAGAATGCACCGGTGGGACCTGCGACCGGCCCTTTTTGGGAAGTGGATCATGTCTTCGATGGACGGATTCCAGTAGGACCAGGAGCACTTCCAAGCACCGCCACCGTCGCCCTTGGGGATGTGGCGGGTGATGATCGAAGCCAGTTGGCAGGTAACAATGTTCCATCGCATTTCCACGAGGTTTCACTGACCGAATCATCGGGGGTGCCATCGACGGCGGCGCTGGGTGGATTTGGGGTTGGGACGGGAGCGACTGGATCAAGCAGTTCGGATTTGCAATGGAGAGCTTCCGCCACTTCCACTCTGGTTGGCTATACCAGGCCGAATACTGCGCTCTCCTCAATCACCACGCCGTTCACCAACATGCAACCGTACGTGGGAGCCTTCTGGATCAAACGCACGGCCAGGATTTACAAGCGGGTGGATTCCTAGTATGACCAAAACCACCGTCAGCACTATTCGGAACAGTCGGATTCCACCCTATCTCGGCATCTGCTCTGACGATCCGCGCCTGCTGCTCTGGCTCAACGAAGCCCGCGAGCAACTGATCAATAGAGCGGTGGGTGGATGGTGGGGGCAGACTGTTAGAGCCAAGTTCTGTCTCGATAACGGCTGCATTGTCTGGCCCCGAGAAGTGGGATTCATTCATGCCCTGTCCGTTTGTGGAAAGCCCATTGCCGTCCGCAACGGCTGGTGGCAGTTCATTGAGAACCTGAACCACGTCGAGAATTGCGATTCCTGTGCCTGTGGCTGCCAGTGCAATGAAGTGCCCAATATGCAGTGGGACGAAACCACGGTGCCCACCAACTCGCCGATTGCTGGCACGGATAAAACGATCCGGGTTTATCCCAGCGACATCGCCGACGCAGGCAAGACCATGATCTTTCAGGGCTACGACAAGAACGGTATATGGGTTCGCACCACGATCGGTGGCGTGGTCTCGGACGGGGAACGAGTGACTCTAGCGTTACCTTACGTGGACACCGTGACCGAATGGCAGCCGGGCAGTCCTACCGGCGTCATTCGCGAAGCGACGAAGTATCGGGTGCTCGTGTATGAGCACGACACGGTTGCGGACACGGATCGGTTGATCTCGACCTATCAGCCGGACGAGACGCTGCCCAACTACCGGCGCTCGATCATTCCGGGACTCTCCGGGACGACCTGCTCAGCCCGGTGCTGTGACTGCGACGATGAACTGCCCGCGGTGGAAGCGATAGTGAAGCTGGCCTACGCCCCGGTGAGTGCCGACAACGACTGGGTTTATCCCGGTAACACCCTGGCCTTGAAAGCTGCCATGATGTCACGCAAGCGAGACGAAGAGCAAGACGATACCGGGGCGGAAGTCATGCTGCAAAAAGGTCTGCGAGAATTGCGGTTGGAACACCGGGCCAACACCGGAGACATTCAGCATGTGTACGTGAACATTAACAAGTCAGCGCCACTCAGTTTGCTGACCAGAGGATTTATCTAGCATGGGATTCTTCAGCGACATATTCAGCCAGAACCCGATCTCGAACCTGTTCGGCGGCGGGGGT